ATAAATTTAAAGAAGTAGATAAAAAAATGACTAGTTATTGGGAAAATAAATATTTAGAATTATTAGGAGAACAAGTTAAATTAGATAAGAAGAATATTCTAATTGGTAAAAATACTCATTTTAAAATAATATCAAAGAGGATTAATTTAAATACAATTAATAAATTTTATATTAAAAATAGTGAAAGTGAAGTTAAAAATTTAATTAGATATAATATTGAAAACTATAAAGATGATATTATCAATGGTATCTTCCCAATTGAATATTTAGACTATAATTATTTATCTAAAAAGAAAGATACTTCAACTAATTATTATAAAAAAGCTGGTTATTTAGAAAAGGATTATGAACAAATTAAAACTATATTAAAATTATTAGAAGATAAAATAGCAGATTCTCCTGGTTTATGGATAGCTTTGAAAGAACCTTATAATTTAGGTTCTAAAATACATCCAAAGAAAAATGATAAAATAATTGCATATGTTGACCCTAATTTAGCATTATTTGGTTCATTTAATTTTGAAAAAGATGAAGTAAGTAAAAATTACACTGGTAAAGAACTTAAAATTAAGGAATTAAAACCTCAAGCTCTTGACAAATTAAAAACAAAAAGATTTTTATATCTTGTTGAAAAAAGTTCTTTTACTCCTCACGAAAAAGGAGCAAATCAAAAGTTTTTTAGTCAAAATCCTGTAATTATTTTACAAAAGGAAAAAATTAATAGTGTCTATGATTTCATTATGAAAGACATATAAAAACAATTTATATTAAATATTTAATGTCCGATATTAAAATATTTGATACAAAACCATTCTACATACTTTTAATTGAACCTGGTAAAATTAATCATCTTGATTGGAATAACCCAGATTATGTTCAAGCATTAATTTCAATGCCTTTTGTTACAACTCACGAAGTAAATCCTCAAGATTTTTTTGAGAAACTTCATGCATTATTAAAAATTGATGATAATAATAATCATATTATGAATGAATATATTGCAGAAGAACCAGATTATATTTATGAAATGATGTATATTAATACGTTGAATATACAATCTGATTTACCTTTTAATGAAATGGCATCTCTATTACATTTAGAAAAAGAAATTGTAAGAGGAAATGCAGTTCTTGTTAAAAGTTATATTCCAAGTTTATCTAAAGAAATATCTTTCAATGATATGAAGAATAGTGACCTACATAATATTTTAAGAGCTCGTGGTTTTACAAAAATAGTAGTTTACGGTGAAAAATTAAGAGAAGAAGAAATATATGGTGATGTTGAAGTTTATGCCAAGAAATTTTTTGAAGACGAAACTTATAAAAAGGAAGAATTCGGCTTTTTAAAACACAATATAAATATTTATTATACTAAATCAGACTACGGTGAAGAAAATTTATGTGGAAAACTATTAGATGGAAAAATAGATAAATTTATGATATTTACAATGTTAACAGATACCATTAGAGGAAATATAACATTAAATGAAGTAACTAAAATTATCAAATTATCAACAGTTTTAGAACCACCTTACAAACCAAATGAAGAATTGTTAGTTGATGAGAAAGATATTCATGGTAGAAATATTATTAAAAATAAATATAGAATTTTGGATAATACTTATCTAAATGTATATAATGAATGATTTAGAAAGAGAACTAGATAGTTTTAAAGGTACAAGTATAACTTCCATAGGAAAAGAAGACAAGTACGACAGAGATATATTTAAAGATGATGTACAAACTTGCAAAGATTGTGATAATAAGGATGTTTCATCGTTTGTGAAAGAAATAGAAAAGAATTTAGATAATTTTGATAATCTTGATTTGGAAGGGCCTCCTATGCCTGCCAATGTTAATACTGAATTTAAAAATCAGAGAAAAGATAAAATAATTGAAGGACAAGTTGAAGAATTGAAGAAAGAACCAAAAAAGAAAGTACAACCTAAAAAAGATAAAAAGTTAGAAATGCGCGATATTTTAATGGAATTGAAAGAACCAATAATAATAATATTTTTATTTATTTTGTTAAATAATGAAGAATTAAATTTTTATATAAATAATATTCCATACTTTAACAGAATTCCTGGTATTTATCCTTCTTTAATATTGAGAGGAGCTGTAATGGCCTTAATTATTTATTATTTAAGAAAGTATTAAAATTTTTATCTAATTAATTATATATGAAAATAGACTTAATTCTCATTGTAATTATTATATTATTAATTATACATGCCTGTTTTTTTAATCAGTACATTGAAGGATTTGCAGATTTTTATTCAGAATGTAATTTATCAGAATTAATGGAAAAAGCAATGAAAAATGTAGGAATTAATAAAGGAGAAAAAGATGGAGATTATTATTTTCCTTGTGAGTATAATACTTGTGAAGAAAAAGTTAAAAATTTTGAAGCAGAAGGAGATAATAAAAATTCAAAGAAGATATTTTTAATTGATGGTTGTGATTGGCCTGCATCAAAGATTCATTTATGGATATTATTAGCAGCCTTTTATGGGAATGATAAAGCAGCAACTTTAATGCCTCAAACATATTTACTTGACCAACCTGAAGATTTGGTAAAAATAGAAGAACATTACAATAAGAATTTAGAAAAGAAGAAAAATCATATGTACATTCTTAAAAACTATGCACAAAGACAAGAAGGATTAAAAATAGTGCAAAGTTATAAAGATATTATGGAAGGATATAAAAATGGATTCTTTTTGGTTCAAGATTATTTATATAATCCATATTTAATTAGTAAACGTAAGATTAACTTTAGATATTATACATTAATTATTTGTAGAGAAGGTAAAGTGGAAGGTTATATTCACCGAGATGGTTTTGTATATTACACACCTGAAGATTACGATGAAAATGACCCAGGATTTGATAAACACATTACTACAGGTTATATTGATAGAAAGATTTATGATAATAATCCATTAACTCTAGATGATTTCAGAGCACATTTAGATAAAGAAATATCTGGTTCATCTAAACTTTGGGATGATAATGTAAACAAATTAATGAATCATATCATTAAAGCAATTGAAACTAAAGTTTGTAAAAATAAAAAATTACAACACCATACTTTATTTCAATTGTTTGGTTCTGATGTAGCTCCAACAAAAGATTTAGGTGCAATGTTAATGGAAATTAATAAAGGTCCTGATTTAGGTGCAAAAGATGAAAGAGATAAAGCATTAAAATTAAAAGTACAAGAAGATATTTTCAGAATTATTGAATTAAAGGAAGATACTAGATTTGATAAAGTTTTTTAGGTAAATTTTATAATTTAGAAATAAATTTTCTAAATTATAATAATGTCAGATTATGAAGATTATGAAATTTATGAAGTTATAAATACAGAAGATCTAACTAAAGTAGAATCAAAAGCAGAAGTAGCACCCTCAATTCAACCAAGTTTAAAAGTAGCACCTTCATCTCAACCAGGACTAAAAGTAACACCTTTAGTTAAAACTGAATCAGAAGCTATTAAAATTAATATTAATTCATTTCCAGAACACGATGCCTGGGCTGATTATGCCATATTTTACCCTTTAGCGAATAGATTAAAAGACCCAATTATTGAACTTGAAATATCTCCTATTTTAATTACAGTTATTGGTTCTTTACTAAGAGTTTTAGTAATGTATTATATTTATAATAATGAACCCTATTATGCCGCAGCTGCATATTTAATTGCATATATATTTGATACCATAGATGAAAAATCAAGTGATAAATTTCACGAAAGAATTGTATTTTCATTTGTAACTAATTTAATTATAGGTGGTATGTTAATTCATAAATATGGATTAAATGATTATCACGGAATTATAGTTTTAGTATTAATAATAATGTTATTATTAAATTTTGGTTTAGAAGAAGCAATTATTGCAAATTCAATAAATGGTAATGATAACTTTTTATTAAGAAGACAAAAAGAAATTGGAGATTCATCTAATATAATTGATAAACTATTTTTAGTAATAACTAATATAAGTTATGTATTTTACAGATCCATTTTTCCAAATTTTAATAAAGATAAAATATCTAATTGGTCAAAAGTAATAAAAGAATTTGGTCCTGGTAATTTTACATTAGGAATGTTATATATAATTTTTAATTTGTAGAGCCAAAGCCACCACTTCCTCGAGTAGTCTCACTTAGAGTATCTACAATATTTAGTTTAATTGATTTCAAATCTGGAGCACAAATTTGAAATAACTTATCACCTTTATTTACCTTAGCTGGAGAGGTTAAATTCATATTTCTGACCTTTGCCATAATATTACCACGGTAACCTGCATCAATAATTCCAACACTATTAGCCATCATTAAATCAGTCTTACTAATAGATGATCTAGGATACAAAAAATAAGAAACATTAGCACCAGTAGAATCAAGCATTTCACATTGAATATTGTGGTCAATAGTTCCCACAGTAAACATACTAACAGTTAGATTATCCGTAACCAACAAATCTATTCCAGAATCACCGTCGTGGTGAGTAGTAAAAGTTGTATAGTAATCCTTAACAGATTGGTCTGCATTTGGATTGATTTTGATATTTAGAGTATATGACATTAATAAAGAATGCATATACCTTAACAGTATTTTTATCAATATTTCTAATTAAAGAAAATTTTTATTATATATTAATATAAAATGAAAATTGATACAAAACTAATTAGTGGTGCAAAGACTTTGGTAGATCGTTTAATTCATCATAAGGTAGATACTATTTTTGGATATCCAGGTGGTGCAATTTTACCTGTGATTAATATGTTTTATGGACAAAATAAAATTAATTATATTACTCCAAAAACTGAATTAGGTGGTAGTTTTATGGCTGAAGGTTATTCTAGAGCAACTAATAAACCAGGTGTTATTATGGTTACTTCTGGACCTGGTGCAATTAATATTATGACTAGTATTCAAAATGCAAAGAGTGACGGAGTTCAATTACTAGCTTTGACTGGACAAGTTTCAACCAAGGTTTTAGGAACTGATGCTTTTCAAGAGGCACCTATTATTGATATCTCTAAACCAATTACAAAATGGAATAATATGATTGTTGACCCTACTAAAATTAATACTACTGTTGATTTTGCTTTTGATAAAATGAAAGAGAAACGTTTTGGACCTGTATTATTAGATTTGCCTAAAAATGTGATGAGTATTGAAGCAATTCAGATTGAAGATAAAGTAGTGGAGCCTGTAAAGCAAGTCCATAATCATTTGTATAACTTTAGAAGAATTATTCCAGAATCAATAGTAAAATTTATTAAAAAATCTAAAAGACCAGTTATATTAGTAGGTCAAGGAATATTTTCTCGTGGAGATAATACTGTAACTTTGTTAAGAGCTTTTGCTAAATTATATAATATTCCTGTAACTACCACTCTACTTGGTCTAGGAGCATTTGATGAAAAACACGATTTGTCACTAAAAATGTTGGGTATGCACGGTTCTTACTACGCAAATAACGCAATTCAAAATTGTGATTTATTGATTAATTTTGGTAGTAGATTTGATGATAGAATTATTGGCGATAAATATAAATTTGCAAGAAAAGCTAAAATTATTCACGTTGATATTTCAGAAGATAGCATCAGTAAAACTATTCTACCTGATTACTATATTTTGGGTGAATGCAAACAAGTATTACAAAGATTATTAAATGTTAATAAAGATTTTAATAATGATCATTCTGAATGGTTCAAACAAATTAATGAATGGAAAAAGATTGGTTTTTCTTTTCCTTACAAAAGAGGAAAACTACAAGGCAGAGAAGTAATTAGTGCTGTAAATGAATATATCGCTAATAATGAAGGTAATTTTACTATTATTGCTGATGTAGGTGCTCATCAAATGTGGGCAGCGCAATTTATTGATTATAATTATCCCAGGGTTAAATTTATTACATCGGGAGGATTAGGTTCAATGGGTTATGCATTACCTGCATCTATTGGTTATAAAATAGGAGTTGGTGAATCAAAAGAAAAAGAAACAGTCATTTGTATTTGTGGAGATGGTGGTTTTACAATGAGCTTTGTTGAATTATTAACCGCTGTAGAAAATAAAGTAAATATTAAAGTATTAGTTATAAATAATAGTTGT